GTCTTTAAAATTCTATTTTCATATATCAATATTTCTTCATTGATCCTATCTTTTATATCCTCTTTCTTTTCTATATCAGGTTTATAGTCGACATAGCCAACAGGTTTAGTAGAATCAACATTTATTCTTTTTACTATGTCTATATGATTTAATTGTTCTCTTAAAGAATCTAACATCTTTTGAAAGTTTTTATAATTTTTCAAAATAACTTCCACTTTTCTATATGGAGGATTTATATTCTTTAAATCTTTGATTTTACTTTCTAACTTGTCATCTATAATTTTACATATTTCTTCTCTATTCACTGCTTAACTCCTTATTTTTAAAATTTAGAATCCTTTCAACATATACTTTTGAATATCCATCAATTAATTTTATTTTTCTCTCAATTTCAGCAACATCATCTTCAAACTGTCTTTTTAATTCTATGAAGTTATTTACAGTTTTGTTTTGAACTTCTAAAGTAGGTATAATTATTAAGATACTTTCAAAATCTAATTTTTTTAATCTTTTAACTTTTTCTCCAGCTGATTTTTTATAAATATAATCTCTAACTGTGTCTTTATAATTTAAGTAAAATGAGATATACCTTAAATCAATAATATCTTTAAAACTATCTTTTAATGTTAGTAATAACACATTTCCATTTATTGCAGCAGGAACATCATTTTGATATAAAATACATCTTCCAATATCCTCATAACCAAAATCTTCTAAGTTTACTAATATTTGTTCTTTTTCTACTTTTGTAGCTTTTTCATAACTTTCATCATCTATTCTATTTATTATCTCTTGAGCAAAGCAATCATACTTTCTTGAAATATCTCCATAAAATATTGCATTCTTTCCATCTGATGTTATATTTTTCTTAGTAAAAATATCTTTTTTACTCATATACTTTATATCAAAAATATCAAATATCCTTACCTCTGCGTAGCCTCGAATAGAGATAATAATTTCAATTGTTTCTCTGATGCAGTCATTGAACTCACGTATTTTCTCTGACATCTTAATTTCCTTTCAAATTCTTTACAAATAGATTTAAGTCTTTTTATATTTCCTAATATATCTATATTAGCATTACATTCTTGAACTAAAAATAGATCCAATTCTAAGTTTTTTTTAACTCCATTTATCCAAAGCTCTGAAGCATGAGTATTTAAAGTATTGATATCAACTTCTTCTACTTCTCTTTCTTCTTGTAATTGTTGCCAAGAATAGTCATCTTCTAAAATCCATTCATCTTCTAAAATTTGTTTATCCAATTTGCAGTCATAAATTTCTCTAAAAACTTTATTATCAGTTTTTTCCTTATCTATAACTATAAATAAAACAGATATACTTGTATCTGTAAAAGCATTATCTATTCTATTTAGCTCAGCTAAATTATTTCCTATAATTTTTCTAAATGTTTCTTCAGTTCTACGATAACCAACCCCAGGAAACAAGATATAAAATCCAAATCTTTTAGTATATTTTAGAGATTTTAAAACAAAAATATCATCTACACAGCCTGACTTCTTCCATTCAAATTCTGATTGAATATTCTTTTGTTCCAGTTCCGATAAATCTTTAAATTTTATTGAGAAAGGAGGATTCATTATCACACAATCCACAATTAGATTTTCTTTTTCATATTTAAAGAAGCTTTTTACTTCTAACTCTGTATTTTTAAAGTTCTGCCTAGCTGAACTAATAGAGTTTTCTTGCACATCTACTCCATACAGCATAGAAGGTTCTACAAATTGTTCTAACTGCCCACTTCCAACTGCTCCATCAAATACAGTTGGATTTTCTATATTTAGATATTGCTTAACTTTTCTGGCTACATATTTTCTTAATTCTATTCCTGTGATATATTCAGCTAGTTTTTTACTTATTTCACGATTATTATGTTCTTTGAAATTCATTATTCCTCTTTCAGTTCTTCAACTTCTACTATTACACCTTTAAAAGCTTTCTGTAATGTCATTATATTACACTGAACATATTTATAACTGTCATTTTGAATAACTCCACACTTTACTAACCCATCTTCTATTAGTTTGAATAAATATCCATGATTAGAAACATCCAAGCCACTATTAAAAGCCATTTTAATTAGTACTGGTTTCTCAAAAGGTTTTCTTATTCCTGTAACACTTCTAACAAGTTGTCTTATATATTCCTTATCCTTAGCTCTTACTGACCAATGAACTCCAGCATATATTTTATTCAAACTCCATTTCTTACTGTCTATTTCTAATGGTATTTTAAATATACTTTTCATTTAATAATTCACCCTTTAAAATAATATTATTCCTAATTCAACTATTGCTATCACAACTATTGCTGTCAAATAAAATCTATTCAAAACTAAATCTACTTTAGCTATTGTCAATTCCTTATCTTTGATAAATATTTTTTTATTTAGTTCATAGTATTCATTTCCAAGTTTAGTTATATAACTTTTATAGTATTTATTTTGTTTTCTTAATAATTTTATTTCTCTTTTTTTATTTTTACTCATAATGGTTTAATTCACCTCAGTCATAGAATACTCTATAATTTCTAAAGTCTTTCCAGCTTCTCTATAATTTTCTCTCATACTTTTACAGAATTCTATTTGTTTTTCTTCCATTTCTTCATCTGTCATATGTTTTTCTCTAAAAATACGATTATTTATAATTCTAATTTTATTTTCATCTTTTACTTGAAGTTTTAATAAATATTCAATCATTTTAATCTACCTCTACAAATTTATAACTGTTATTTTCTTCGTTGCCTTTAAATAATTCATCAAAAAAACTTATTCCATTAGCATAAATAGATTTTATCAATCTTTTATTATTTGTTTTTTCTTCTCTCACAAGTTGCCCGTCTTTAATGTAAACATACATTTTTAAATTAAAGTTTCTTGCAATCTTTTTTCCTTGTAAAATTAATTCTCTAGCTTCTTTATAATTCAACTCTTTCATTAATTCCATTCCTTTCCTATGCGAGTGATATTCTTTTGCCACTTCTTCCAATAACTTTCAAGAATATCCTCTTTTGTATATCCAAGTTTTTGGCATATTTCAATCAAAGAATCAGATACTGTAAGCAAATGATTTTTTGAAACTGCTTCAATTAGATATAGAACTGGAATATGTCCTTCAACTATATACTTTTGTTTCCACTCATTAAAATCTAAGTCTATCAGATAAGCTATTTTGGTAAACTCAGCTAAATTGGTGTCACAGTAATTAATCATTTGAGCAAAGAAGAAAAATATATCTGTTAATTCTTCTAACTCTTTAGCTTTATCATATTCTTTAGTTTTCCAAGTTTTATGACTAAACTTAGTTTCTTCGTTGAATTCTACACATTCAGCGATAAAACTCATTGTTATATCTTCAAGTGTTCTTTCTCTTGAACTGTGTATATTTTTATCTAAATATTGTTGCAGCATTAAGATTTCTCCAAATGTCTCAGGCTTTTTAAATTCCATTATCTCACTTCCTCATATAATTCTTTAAATTCATCTTCATCAAAAACTCTATATTCAGAATATTCATCTTTTACTACATACTTTCCAAAATACACTTCTTCAGTAGCTTCTCCATATTTGTCATAAGTTTCAAAAAAAACATATCCATCTTCTAAAACTCTTTTTATTGCTGTTTCTTCATCTTCGGCCCAAGGACAATAATACCTGGATACACTCAAAAATTTTATTACTTCAATTATATTGTCTTTTGTTAATTGTATTGCTTCTACTTCAACAGGCTTTTTAACATATTTTTTCATCATTTATCTCCTACAATTTCTCTTGATCTTACTTTTTTCCAGAAGCTTTTCCATTCTTCACTATCAATAACCTTTTGAGCATCTTCTTTTCTCTCAAAATAGTTACCAATTTCATAGTTCTTATAATCTCTATCACTTCTCATATCACAAGTTTTTTCTACTTCTCCACAAGAGATAAAGAAATATATTCCATGCAGTTTAGCTCTCCATCTATCTTTCATCTTTATCAATTCTCCATTCTTCATTTGTTAAGGAATTATCAACTATTTCTATTTCTAAAGTATTATCTTTTAAATAGTATAATAAATTAAAGTTACCTTTATTAGGAACATAAACAAATGGAGAAAAATTTTCTTCATCCATATGAGCAACTCCATATTCTATTTTTTTTAATTCTCCTGTTCCCCATTCTTTCCATTGGCACTTTAAAATATCTCCTTCATAAACTTCTTTATTGTTTTTATCAACACAGAATAAGAATTGTAGTAGATGATAATCTTCTCTTTGCTTAATCTCAATAGCATCATTTTGAAAATCTATTAATCCTGAATACAGTTCTAAAACTTTATTTTTATTAAAAGTTTCTGAATTTACTATAAATCTTTTATTTTTGTTATCCCATATTCTGAATTTAATTTTAGACTTATTCTCGCTTATCCACACCTCTTTCATTATTCCAACTCCTTTAATTTTTGTTTATTATCAAGTGCAGGTGCCATACTCATAAATCCAATCTTATTTATATTTTTAGTTCCATTTTGCATATCATAGAACCCAATATAATAATCACTTACTTGATATTTATTTCTAGCATATGCCTTGTAGATTTTTCCAAATTCAAAAGTTAAAAACTTCTCAAGTTCATCACTATTCATTGCACATAGCTTTTGCCAACCATCAAGAGCATCAATAACTGCATGAATTGACTTATCTTCAAATTCTACTGATCCATAGCTTCCATATCTGACAATAGCATTTTTTAGCATTCTTTTTGCTATAACAATTCTGTCATCTAATTCATTTTCTGTAGTTCCAGAAGCATATTGAAGTATTTCTGCTATCTGTGGGAAATTCTTATATACTCTGTTTTTTACCATTGATATAAAAGCTCCATTTAATTGCTCAACAGTTAAACTTGAAAGTGCTAAATAATATATATTTAATTTTTCTTTAGTCATTTCACTTGTAGGAAAATAGTCTAAAAATGGTTGAAATACTGTATTAAATTCTTGGTTAGTCATTATAATCCATACCTCGCTTTCATTTGTTCCATATAATTATCATCAACTTTTAAATGACTTGTGTCCTTGCTTTCAGCAATTTTACTTTCACTGTTATTATTAAAAGCTTTAGATTTTTTGTGTTTCTCTATCCATTCAGGCTCTAGCCCAGTCCATTCTTTTTCCATGGCAATATTAATAGCTTCATCTAAAGCAAACCAATTAGGAAAATCTTTAACTATTTTTTTGATAGGCAGTACAGTCTTTATTGACTTTTTAATATTCTTACGATACTCAATGTATTTAAAAAGAAGCTCTTTGTATTCATTATCTTCACTAAGATTATTTATAAATTCCTGGATCTCATTTTTTGATTTTTCTTTTTTATTTTTTTCTTTATTATTTTTACTTATATCTTTTTGTATATTAGTATCTTTATATGTCGGATTTTTTTCCGAGTTATTTTCGGATTTTTTTCCGAATTCGCTCGGATTTTTTTCCGAGTTATTTTCAAAATTCGGAGATTTTTCCGAACTGCTTTCAATAAAATTCCAACTTTTACCTTTTTCTGTTAATCTTATTAGATCCATTCCTTTATGTTTTATATATTCAATTATTCCTTTTTCTGCTAATACTTTTAAATTTCTATATACAGTATCAGCTTTTTCAAAAAACATAGGTAATTCTTTTAAGATTAAGTTTCTTGATACAAAATAATAAGTCTTATCATCAATTATTTCTTCATTAGCCCAAGCATTAGCTTCATATAAAAGAGCAATTAATACACCTTGAGTTGCATTTAACTCCCATTCCATACATTTTTGGTTATTCAGTGTTGTTGAAAATCTCATTTTAACCTCCTGCAGTTTTTGGAGAACCTTGGCTGTTCTCTCTTTATTAATTCAATTAGTAGAGCTTGGACATAAGAACCTGCCAAGGTGATGAACAAGCCCTACCAATTCAATCAACAAAGTTTTATATCCTACATCTTTATCAGCTGACAGTTATCCACAGATTAGGTCTTGCCTTTTCTGTGTTAGATAAAGATGTAAGATAGTTGGCTTTTTTACATCATAAAAAGCTGCACACAACCAAAACATATAGTTATAACATTTATCGAACTTATAACTGCACGGATAGAACTTAATTCGAGTTATGATAACTCTATAACTTTATCTATCGAAGTTACACCCTAGAATGTTTGTAAGATTAGTTCTTACGCAGATAGCTATAAGGAAGGAACTCACCTTTTGAGGGGAGCAGTGAGCAAGGATCTTATAGCTATTTGTCTAAGGACTGGCCTTAGAGTTTTAATATTTTTTTTATTTTTTCTTTAACTTTTATACCTTGTCTATTTCCTTTAATAACATCAGAACAATAAGCTACAGATATTCCTATTTCTTTTGCTAGTGATGTTATTGTTTTTCCTTGTTTTCTCAACTCTTTTTTTACTTTCATTTCAAAATTAATTTTTTCCATTTTGCTTTTTCTCCTTTCTATAAGCTGAAATTTATGCTAAAATAATAATAGCCTTATGGCATAATTTGGAGGTGGTGCTGATGTTAAAAGCCCTTTTAAATTTGCCAGTTCTTTTTGCATAAATTAGTACGTGAACAAGCCACGAAAAATAAGGAAGCTGCTCTTTTATGTTCTATCAGCTATTGGCTTTAAACTTGCAGAACTAAAACTGCATAAGTGATAGGATACCCTATAGAAAGAGAAAGGCTGTTTTTTTCTAAGGTTTTTTAAATCTCCCTTATAATTAATTTTTGAGAGAAATTTTGAGAGTTAATTTAAGGAAAAAGATTAAAAAACTTTTGCAAGGTATAAAAAGTTAAAAAATTTAGACATTAAAGATTAAAGAACAGCCCTTTAATCTTTTTTGTTTTAATCTTACTTATACGATTTAATCGGAATTATAAATTAAAAAAAATAATAGGTAACCCTAATGCTTCTTGCAATTTCAAGAGACTTTGTAATCTTGGAAATTTTCCATCTTTTAATTTTAAAAGAATTTCTGAAACTGCTTGTTTTCTATGTCCCATTTTATTTGCAACTTCATATCTATTCAAATTATTTTCTCTTAAGAATAAATCAATTTTTGAATATAATTTTTGAGCAATTTCTTTTTCTTTTTGCTTTACCATAAAAATCACCTCTCCTTATTGTATCCGTTTTAATAGGAAATGTCAAGAGTATAAAACGTAAAAAGTCAAGAGAAATAAAAAACCACTAATTAAAGTGGTTTTTGCTTATTTATAAAGTCTACATACTTAATTTAAATATTCATGTAAGAATAATTGATAAATACTCTCTATAAACTCTTCAACTTTTTTAAAATTATTTTTAGATAAATTAGAATAATCTAATTTAACAATATAATCATCTAATACAGAGAGTTCATCTTTAGCTTTCTTATAAAATTTTTTATTTATAAATTTATATGTATCTAATTTTTGTTTACATTCTATTATAAAATTATCTATATTATCAAAATCTGAACTATCCCAGGTATTTATATTAGTAAAAAGAGTTGAATATTTTTCAAATAATAACTTAAAGAAAATAGAATTAAAAATATCTGCCTTAAGATTCACCTTATTAAGCTTAGATGTTACCATAAAAGTATAAATTGAAAATCCTACAGAAAGTACTAGTGATATTAAAGACAAGATATCCGATGGTTCCTTTAAAAATTCTTTTATTTCATCTCCCATTTAAATCACCGCATAGAATTTATCAACAACTCTTTTTTTACCTTGTATTTCTATTTTTTCTATAGCTTTATCTCTTCCATATTTTTCAAAAAGTTCTTTTGTAAAACCTTGAACAAAAGAAATTGCAACCCTTTCAATTTGTTCTGGAAAAATAATAACATTTTCTTTGTTGATATCAAAAAAATTTTTTACTTGTTCTTTATAAATTTCTTCTCCAAAAGGGAATCCCGCTAGTCCTGTTAAAGTATTATCATTAAAATTTAAATTTACTATATTCTTCATATTATCTCCTTTAGATTGCTTCTATAACAAAATCAAAATTATATAAAGTTCCATTCAAGAAAAAAGGCATTTTTGATACACAATTTTTATCTGGTCGAGCACTTAAATAATCTTGTTCTTTATTGAAACCAACATGTTTTAAAGAATTCTCGTGTAAAAACTCTTGTTTAAATACAATTATATTATTTCCACTAAAAACATAACAGTAATGGAGTTCTGATGAAGCTATTAAGAATTTTAATAGTGTAGTTAATCCTGTTCCGCCGTTATTATATATAATTTCTTTTCTGCCTGAAAATCTCCATTGAAAAGTAGATATATTAAAAAAATCATCTTCAGTATAAGTTTCATCAAAAAAATTTTTATGATTATTATATGCCATTTTTAAATCTTTTAAAAAACCTCTTTCAGTTTCAGATGTTTTAATTTTTTCTCTAATTCCATTTCCTAATAAAATATTAGAAAAATTAGCAACAATAACAGAAACATTATAAAATTCTTTATTTGTATTTTTTTCAACTATTGGATCCACTGTTAAATCTAATAAGCAATCAACCCCAGCATGTTCATTAGCATTTCCTACTAATTCAACTAGAGTTTCTATAAATTGCTCTTTAAAAGAATCATTTATAGAAAAATCTTTTAAAAATAAAGCTAAATCCGTATAAAGAGCTGACACATTTTTTTTATTTTCTTTGCTATATCTTACTATTTTTCTAAAATTTGTCAATGATATATTAAATTTTTCATAGTCTTGTATAAATTCTTCTCTTAAAATATACAAATTTTTCTTTCCATGTAAAAATCTTGCATTCAAATCATTATCTAAAAAAATTTTTAAATTTTTAAATTTAAATTTTATTTTTTTAAATTTAGACTCTTTACAAAAGTAATAAAATAATGTTTCAAATAAAAAAAATACACCTGCTTCTCTAAACTCCAAATCATCACTTGATATTATAATTATATTTTCTGTATTTTCACTATATTTATTTAAGTAACTTCTTATTTTTCTTGATAATTTGAAAAGAGAAGAAAAATCAAATATCTTATCTTTTATTTTTATATTTAATTTATTATTAATAATTTTTAAATTTACATTTACATTTTCATTATCAACAGTTTCAAAAGATAAAAAGTTTTCACATCCTATCAAGGTAGAACCTCCATTTAAAATTTTAATCAGTTATCAAAGATTTTATAGTTTAGGAAAATTATTTTCTAAAAAATAACTATAGTAAACTTCTCTGTTATCTTCAAATATTAACCAACTAGCAAATTCATTAGCTTCATCTTCAATTTTACTTTTTCTTATTAATTTAGTATTATCTAACATAAATTGAAAATCACTAGAAGAGTGAAAAAGAGCATGTCCAAGTTCGTGAGCACAAACTAATTTTTGTTCAAATTCACTCAACTCACTATTAATAAATATGTATTTTCTTCTTAACATTTTCTTAAAAAATCCTCTTACTTCTCCTAGATCCTGGTATATTATTTCAATATTTAATGCTCTAGCTAGTTTAAAAGGGTTTCTAGTTCTATGCCTTGCAATTAAATTTAATACCCTCAGTTTTACATTCAATTTAATCACCAGCCTTATCATTTCTTTTTCTTATTTTTCTGTTTTGCATCAAAAAAAGCATCCTGGATTGCCATTAAAACTTTTTCTTTATCTTCTTGAGATATGCTTTCATCATTGAACATTAAAGCAGATTGCTCAACAATATTTTCGAATTGTTTTCTTCCTCTACCATCTAAATTTTTATATAGTGGATTTTGGAGGATCTTAACTCCTATATCTTTAGGAACAAAACTTGAAAATAATTCTCCACGTTCTTCTTCTGTTAATTTTAAAGCCTTAGATATTTTTTCTAATGTTTTGATAGTAGATTTATTTTTCCCAGTTTCAATATCTCCTACTGTTCCTTTTCCTACTCCAGCAAGTTCAGCAAGTTGAACTATAGTTAAATTCCTACTTTCACGCAACTTCTTTAAAACTATTGCAGTACTTTCCATAAAGATACCTCCTATTCTTAGTATTTTTTAATATTATAAACTATTTCCGATTAAAATAGAAATTTTTTCTTGACATATCCGATTAATTAGGATATAATAAAAGCAAGATAAGAAGAAATAGGATTTTCAAATTTTTTTAAATAAAATATCCGATTAAAACGGAATAAAAGGAGAAAAGTATGAAATTATCAGAAGCATTAAAAAAACTAGGTCATGAACCATTTAACCTAAACTATAACTTTAATTCTCAATACTGGGAATTAGTTATATTTACTCAAGACTATGATATAAAAGCTGAATACAAAGGAAAATTCTTAGCTGATGTATTAAAAGAACATTTTAAAGAAAAAATAGATTTAAAAGCTTCTTTAGAAGCATATTACCAAGATGGATATAGAAATTTAAGCTTAAATTATGATAATACAGACTATTCTGATAATTTCATAACATTGAGTTTAAATGATAGATATGAAGATCAGCACGAAAGAACTTTTATTTTAAAAGATATAAATGATTTAGTGAATAAACTAGAAAATTTAAATAGCTTATTTACAGATTATGAAGTTGAATTAACTGAAATATTTAAGGAGGCTAGAGTGTATGGCTTATATAGATAAAACTATAGGTGAAACATTAATAAAAAGAATGTATAAATCAGTTAGGGAATCGATTAAGCTTCTAGATAAATTAATAGAAGAAAATGAAAAGAGAGGACTAAAAACCTTTTCTTTAAAAGGTAATAAAGTTGGAAAAATAGAGTTACTAAAAAAAATGATTATTGAAATTAGAGAGTTGGAGGACGAATAAATGAATTGTAAGATTTTTAGAAAATACTGGCAAAGAAAAGAATTACAAGGACTTGAACAAACAAGACTTTTTAAAATAATAGAACTACTTGAAATATGGGAGGGGAATGTAAATGATTGAATACATGGAAGCATCTTTTATGGATGTAGTTAAGTACAAAGTTAAATGGCTGTTTAATATACTTTATCAATTTTATAACAAGTATATTGAACTATATGATTTTTCAGATGATTTATTTTAGGAGGATATAAAAATGAATTTAAACTTTAGAAATTTAAAAGCAAGTGAAATAGATGTAAAACCACAAACAGTAAAAGATAATGGATTTAGTTTATTGTTATATAAAAATGCAAGAGTTGATATGGATGTACTAGATGAAACAGTAGGTGCTATGAATTGGCAAAGAAAACATAGCAGAGAAAATGCAAATTGTATTGTATCTATTTATGATGAAGATAAAAAAATATGGGTAGAAAAAGAAGATACAGGAACTGAAAGTTTTACAGAAAAGGAAAAAGGACTTGCCTCAGATAGTTTTAAAAGAGCTTGTTTTAACTGGGGAATAGGTAGAGAACTTTATACATCACCATTTATTTGGATAAGTGATAGTAAATATATAAAAAAAAATAAAGAAGGAAAATTAACATTAACAGATAAATTTTCAGTTAAAGAAATAACTGTTGTAGATAAAGTTATAACTGAACTTGAAATTATAGATAGTAAAGGAGTTGTAGTTTTTTCTTCTAAAGTAAAAAAAGCTAAAAAAGATGATTCTGAAAGAAAAAAGAAAGCTATTGAAGAAATAACTAAACTTGCTAATACAGAAGATCTATATAATGAAGTTTTAGATATTACAGCTAAATTTAATAAGAATAGTTTATTAGATTGTGATTTAGAAGAACTTAAAAAAATATATACAGAATTAAAAAAGAAAATAAAGGAGTAAAGATATGAATTTAGTTATTTTAAAAGGTAGATTAGCAAGAGATATTAATTTACATTTTAGCAACCAAGGAACAGCTTATACAAATTTTACTGTCGCAGTCAACAGATATAATAAAGATAATAATGCTAGTGCAGATTTTATATACTGCACAGCATTTGGAAAGACAGCACAATTTATAGCTGAATACTTTAGAAAAGGACAAGAGATTTTGTTAAGAGGGAATATAAAAACAGAAACTTTAGAAAAAGAAGGCTCTAAAGTTTATAAACAAAGTGTATTTGTGGAAACAGTTGAATTCGTAGGAAGTAAAAAAGAAAATGTAGAAACTAAGGAAGAAACACAAGATTATGAGGAATTTCCTTGGTAAATGAGATAGGAGCAAATAAAAATGAATAAGTTTGGATACAGCAGGGATACTCAAAAACTAATATATGCAATATTTGGAGAAATATCTAATTTCTTTACAGGACAAGAAGCAGGAAGCATTCCATATAAATTAGATTTAGAGAAAACTAAAAGACAAATAAAAGAAAGATTTTTGGAAGAATATGATTTAAAACCTTTAAAATCTCCACTTACAGATTTTTCTAATTTTCTAAAAGAAAATAAATATAAAACTATAAAAGAAGCTGAAACAGAATTAAAAAATATCTTTGTAAATTCTCTACAAAGTTCATTGATAGAGAACAAAACTTTTAGTTTAGCTTTACCCTGCTTATCTCAACACCAAGCAAACGATTTTGTAAGTTGGTTGATAGAAATATGTATTCATTATGGAGTACCTTTAAAAACAGATATTAGAGATACAATGGCAGATAATTATGAAAAGGCTTTTAACTATGTATGTCTTAAAAATAAAGTTTGTGCTATCTGTGGTAAACCTGGAGAACTTGAACATTATGATAATGTTGCAAGGATAGGAGGCTATAAGTTTGATGATGGGAGAGAACTTAGATATATGTGCTTGTGCAGAGACCATCACACTGAAAGTCATACAATAGGAAAAATAGAATTTAGTAAGAAATATCATATTGCTGGAATATTTTTAAGTGATAGACAAATAAAAGAACTAAAGAAAGTGTATACTAATCACTTTCAAGCTTTTAAAGAATAGTCACAAAATAAGAAAAATACGACTGTTTCAATTTTGGAAACAGTCGTAAAAATCTAAAGTTGGAGGAAATGAATAATGAAAGTTAATCAATTTTATGATAATGTTGATTGTCCTCGTGAATTTGTTTGTGCTTATTGTGGAGTACATGTCTATGTTACTGATATAAAAGATAAAAGAGTTAAGTATTGCTCAGCCGTATGTGAGAAGCAATACTGGAGAGAAAAGTCTAAGCAAAATGCGGCTTACAAAAAAAGAAGTCGCGAAAAAGTCCTTGGACTTAGAAATTATAGTGCTAAAGATATGGCAATTAAGTTATATAGAGAGAAAAAAGAATCAGAAGAAATGGACTGGAAAGAAAGAGGTAAAAATGAGTAATGGCTAAAAAAAAATCTAAGACATATGAAATGTATGATGAAATTTCAAATTATATAAAAAGTCAGTGTAACGACAACTTCCATTTAAAAACTTCTTTAAAAGAAATTTTAGATAAAGTTTTAGAAACAGAAAAAAAGTTTTTTAAAAAAAAGAGATATGATGTTACACATGAAAATATAATAGAAATCATTTGTTACGAAATGGTTTTGAAAGCTAATAAAACAAGACTAAGTTCTTTAAATTATTGGGATTTAATAGAAATAATAAAAAAATGGTTTTTTAAAGCCAAAATAGAGTTAGTTTCAACAGCTGATGCATGGCATACAGATTATATGTCTCATATCAAAGAAGTTTATTTAAAAGCTATACCTGGATTAAAAGAATTTGATAATCTTATAAAAACTTATATAGAACTTTCAAAAATGATGAATTCTGGAATAGATGTTAGTAAATTTCTAGAAGATACAAAAAATCAACTATCTTCATATCCAAAAGATTTTTACTTAAAATCACCATATTTTTGTGAGTTACTAACAGAAATTATAATCAATGCTGAAGAAATGAAAAATGGAAAAAATGGAGGAAAGAATGAATACTTTAAATGATTTAAATGTGAAATTATTTGAACAAATGGAAAAATTAAGTAAAGAAGATATCACACATGAAGAACTAGAAAAAGAAATAACGAGAAGCGAATCTATGATTAAAATAGCTAATGTAATCATAAGTAATGGTGATTTAGCTTTGAGAGCAGCAAAATTTAAAGACGACATGCTTAATGCTGATAATAAACTACCTAAAATGCTGGAGGGATAAATTGAATGATACTAGATTTAAAAAAGGATTTACTCCTTGGAACAAAGGAATGAAAACAGGCTTGAAGCCTACAAATGGATTTAAAAAAGGGAATAGAACTTGGGATACAAGGGAATTATACTCTGAAAGATTAGATAAAGAGGGGTATACAATAATTAAAATAGCTGAACCAAATAAATGGATGAGAAAGCATAGATGGATATATGAGCAGAAAAATGGAAAAATTCCAAAAGATTTTACAATAATTTTTGCTGATGGAAATAAAGAAAATTTCGATATAGAAAATTTAATTTTAGTTTCAAGAGCAGAACTTGCTATCTTAGTTAGATGCAGATTAATTAGTTCAATTCCTGAATTAACTAAATCGGGAGTAGCTGTAGCTAAGTTAAAAGCAAAACTAAATGAATTAAGAAAGGAAAAAACAGATGGAAAATAAAAAAATAGATAATATAAATAATGCTAAGCATTATCAGATTTGTGGATTTAATAGTATAAAGATAATTGAAAAGATATTAGGCAAAGAGGGCTTTGTAGCTTTCTGCTTAGGGAATATTTTAAAGTATCTTATAAGAGCAGAAAAGAAAAATAAATTAGAGGACTATAAGAAAGCAGCTAAGTATTTAGAATGGGTTATAGAAAGAGATAATGAAATCAAGCATCATATAAATATAAAACAAATGGAACAAGATCTAGGAATTACATGGAATAAAATTATAACAGAGATTGCTAAAGATTTAAATGTAGATGATGCTGTTGAGTTAGATGCTATTTTTAGAAATATTTTTGATGAAAATTATGAAATAGCAAGAGAAATTTTAGATGACTTTATAAAAGAATATGGAGTTGATTCTAATGACTGAAGAAGATAGAAAATTCTATAAGTGGGCTTTAGAAAAAGTATTAAATTTTGAAGCTAATGATTTAAAATTACAAGAATTTAATAGATTTAAGATTTTACTTAAAAAGAACGATACATTTGTCTTTAAGAAAGTGAGAGGTGCAATATGATAAAGGCTAAACCTCGTAAGAAAAATATTGTAAAAGTTAATGAGAAGCAAGAAATTAAAATTACTAGGCAACCAACCGAAGAGCAACTAGAAGAGTCTAAACTTGCTTATACATTGTTAAATATTTCTTTAATTTGTAAAAATCATAAAGACATATGGGATAAGGAACTTAGAGAAAAGGATGGAATTATACCATTTAAAAGCTATATGGAAATATGTAAGAGTAGAGTTTTAGCTGATAGATTATTTAGTGAAAATTTTGAAACAGAAAAAGAGGCAGAAGATGTTAGGGAAAATTTTTTTTACAATAATCTTTTAATAAAATCTATTGAAAAATCTATTGCTGGATGTGGAGAGAAACCACTTACAACTATAGATGATAAAATTCAAAGACTTCCAGATGGTTTTATTGGAACATTAAGTTCATGGGCTAGGATGATAAAAGATTTATTTAGGTTAAAAAAGACAGTTAAGATTTTAAATATAGAAAAAGAAGTGAATAGACTTATAGATATGTCTAATAAATATTTTTATTGGGTACATAGTGAAATAACTTTTAATGAACTTTTATAATAAAAGGAGTTGGTAAAAATGAATGAGATTGTAACGATAAATAATGTAAGAGGATATATAGATGAAAAAGGTACTGCTTGGCTAAATCTTGAAGATGTTGCAAGAGGTTTAGGATTTACTCAAATTAAGAATAAAAAGGAATATATAAGATGGGAAACAGTAATTTCCTATTGCAATGAGTTTTCCCAACGAGTTGGGAAAGAAAGTTTTATTCCTGAAAATGTTTTTTATAAACTTTGTATGAAGGCAAATAATGAAGTAGCAAGAACATTTCAAGATTTAGTTTGTGATGAAATATTACCTAGCATCAGAAAAAATGGTGGATATATAATTACTCAAGAAAATGATACTCCAGAAATGATAATGGCTAGAGCAGTTTTAGTAGCTGAAAAAACAATCAATGAACAAAAAGAAAAAATTAAAATTTTAGCAGAAGAAAATAAAACTCAAAAACAAATAATAACTGAGTTAAAGCCAGCAAAAGAATATGTTGATACTATTCTTTCAAGTAAAGATACATTAACAATAACACAAATTGCAGCAGACTACAACTTATCTGGGCTTAGACTAAATAAAATATTACATGATGAAAGATTTATAAGAAATGTTAATGGTCAATGGCTTCTATACTCTGAGCATATGAATAAAGGCTATACTAAATCAGAAACAACTCCAATCAAGACTAAAGATGGAAGAGATAAAACAGTTATTCTAACAAAATGGACTCAAAAAGGTAGATTAAAAATTCACAATATTTTAACTAATCTAGGATTTTTAGCTAATATGGACAAAGAAAAGAAAATTTCTTGAAGGAGGAAATATGGAACAAAAAAGAGATGATATAATAAAAAATACAGTAGTTGAACAAATTGAAGAACTTTATAAAAAATTAATTTTAAGAAAAAAGGCTTCATAAATGGAAAAAGTAGCTATTTATATAAGAGTTTCTAAAAAAGAACAAAGTAAGGATAATGGGAGTGAAAGCTCCCTTAACATCCAGTTAAAAAAATGTTTGGACTACTGTAAAGAAAAAAATTATGAAGTTTTAAAAGTTTATCAAGATATTGAAAGTGGAAGAATAGATGACAGAAAAGAATTTAATGAACTATTTGAAGCTATTAGTAAAAAGATCTATACTAAAATAGTTTTTTGGGAAGTTTCAAGAATAGCTAGAAAAATATCTACTGGAATGAAATTTTTTGAAGAACTAGAATCATATAAAATTACTTTTGATAGTATATCTCAACCATATTTAAAAGACTTTATGACTCTCTCTATATTCTTAGCTTGGGGAGCTGAAGATATAAAACAAATGTCTTTGAGAATAAGAAGCAATTTAGAAGAAAAAACAAAAGCAGGATACTTTGTTCATGGTAATCCAGCAACTGGATACATGAGAGGGGAAAATAAAATGATTGTTCCTGATCCTGAGAAAGCTCCTTTTATTCTTAAGATTTTTGAAACATACGCAGAGACTCATAACTTGTCTGAAGTTGGTAGAAGATTTAAGAAAACAAGATCAGATATAGTGGAAATAATTGATAATAAAATTTATATTGGTTTTGTTCCTTTTAGAAGATATGTTAAAGAGTTGAATGAGAAAAAGAGAAAAGAAAGCAGGAAAAATATAAAATGGTATAAGGGACTTCATGAACCTATTATCCCTTTAGAATTATTTGAATTTTGTCAGTCTCTAAGAGAAAAAAATATGAAAGTTAGAGCTTCTTTTGGAAATGCAAAACCATATTTATTATATTCTTCTCTTATATACTGTAAATGTGGTTGTAAAATGTATCAACAAAAAAGAAAAAAGAGCTATGAGACTAAAAATGGAAAAGTAACTCGTACTTACTATTCGTATACTTGTGTTAATAGAAAATGTAGAAAAGTTTTCTCAGCAAAAACAATGGATAAAGCAATAAAGGATCTTATTTTAAATTCAAAAGAACTTGAAGAACTAAATCAATATAGCTCTAAAGATAAAAAGAATGAGGAAAAGAAGTTTTTAAAATTAAAAAATGACTTGAAACTACTTGAGAACGAAAAAGAAAGAGTAATAAATTTATTTCAAAAAGGATATATAAATGAAGAAGAACTTGATAATAAATTTAAGGATATCAATCATGATTTAAAGATAACTAAGGAAAAAGTTTCTGAATTTGAAAAAATCTTAAATATTTCAACTCCAAAAGATATAAAAATTTTAGAAAAACTTAAATTCATAATAGAAAACTATGATGAAGAAGATATTATTGAAACAAAAAAGATTTTAAAAATATTGATAAAAGAAATAAGAATAATTTCGTTTAAACCTTTGAAACTTTCTATTTTATTTTATTGAAAAGCAACTTTATATAAGTTGCTTTTTTTTACTGGTGTGATATACTTAAAAAAAAGGAGTGATGTGAATGGAAGATAAAATTAAACAGTTAGCTAATATAATTAAAAACTCTAAACATCTTGTTTTCTTCACTGGCTCTGGTGTATCGACCGATAGTGGATTGAAGAGTTTTAGAGGTAAAGATGGACTATATAGTAGTTTGTATAAAGGAAAATATAGACCTGAAGAAGTATTAAGCTCAGACTTTTTTTGTACACATAGAAAAATCTTTTTAGAATATGTGGAAGAAGAATTAAATATTAATGGTATCAAACCTAATAAAGGTCACTTGGCTTTAGCTGAATTAGAAAAAATGGGTATATTAAAAGCAGTGATAACTCAAAATATAGATGATTTACATCAAATGGCTGGGAATAAAAATGTTTTAGAATTACATGGAAGTTTAAAAAGATGGTATTGTTTAAGTTGTGGAAAAACATCAAATAAAAATTTCTCATGTAACTGTGGAGGTATAGTTAGACCTGATGTTACTTTATATGGAGAAAACTTAAATCAAGATGTAGTTAATGAAGCTATTTATCAAATAGAACAAGCGGATACATTAATAGTTGCAGGTACAAGCTTAACAGTTTATCCTGCTGCATATTATTTAAGATATTTTAGAGGAAAAAATCTAGTTATAATCAATAATGAAAGCACTCAATATGATGGAGAAGCATCTTTAGTTCTAAAAACTAACTTTGCTGATACTATGGAAAAAGTTTTAAATATAATAAAAAAATAAAAAAGAAAGAGCTTTTTGTTAATAAAAGCTCTTTCTTCTTCTTATACATATAAACCTGTATTTTCTTCAACTAAGTCATGAAAATTGATTTTATCAAAATCATCTAATAGCTCATCTTGTATTTTCTTAAGTGCAAGTCTGATTGAACAATTTGCTCCTCTAGTAGAACAGATAGTTGAACTATCTATACAAGGTTGTAATACGATATCATCATCTATGATTTCTATAATATCTCTAAAAGTAAGTCTCTTAGGATCTCTTGTTAGAACATATCCACCTTTTGCACCTCTAAATATTTTTACAACTC